ATTTCGGTTCGACGGCAGCCATGAGCAGTGGGAGCGGTTCGTGAAGATGGGATGGGCGGTGGCCGCGTGAAACGGGTCTACGTCGTGCCGGACACGCAAATCCGGGCCGGCGTACCGACCGACCATATCGACTGGATCGCGCGCGACATTGTGCGCCGCCTGCCTGATTACGTGGTGGTCGGTGGCGACTGGTGGGACCTTGACGCGCTGAGTTCGCACGCTGCGCCGGGGGACAAGAGCCGCGAGGGAAAGCGGGTCCTAGCCGACCTAGAGGCCGGGAACGAAGCCTTCAAGCGGCTGGCGGGGCCGATCCTGGCCGAGATTGAGCGCCGAAAGCGCCGGCACATCAAGCGGTGGTCGCCGCGCCTGATCTTCATGTTCGGCAACCACGAGAACCGGCTGGCTCGGGCGCTGGAAAAGGACCCGAAGTGGACGGGCCTTGTGGGCGATTTCCTGATGGAGACGCCCGGATTTGAGCGCCATCCGTTCAATCAGCGGCTTTGGATCGAGGGGGTGGTGTTTAGCCACTACTTCCAGTCCTCGCATAGCCACCATGCCATCGGCGGCTCGATTGACAACCGATTGAACCGGATCGGTGCCAGTTTTGTGCAGTTCCATGAGCAAGGTTTCAGATACGGAACAAGAATCCAAGGCTCCGGCGCGACGTGGCACGGGCTCGTCGTGGGTGCCTGCTATGCGCACCGCGAGGAATACAGGGGCAACCAAGGCCAGCGCCATTGGCGCGGCGTGGTGGTTCTAAACGAGGTCCGCGACGGGGACTACTGCATTATGCCGCTGACACTGGACTACCTGTGCCGGCATGAAACGGGGCTTTCCCTGCGCGATTACATGGAACGCAAGCACCCCGCAGGGGATTGGGCGCACCTGTGACGACTATCGCGTGGGACGGCCAAGATCTTGCCGCCGATTCGCTGGTGTCCCTCGGCTCGATCAAGTACACCACGCGCAAGCTGGCCCGCCTGAAAGACGGCGGCATCTTGGGCGCTGCGGGGAAGTCCATCGAAATCACTCAGCTGGTGAAGTACCTCAACGGGGATACGTCGGCAGCGCCGAAAATCCCGAGCGTTCACGCGATCCACATTACGCCGGAACGGAATGTGTACCTGTACGCGGGCGGGTTTGATGACTCGCCCGTGCTGGATCGGTATGTGGCGGTCGGCTCCGGTGGCGACATTGCGCTAGGCGCGATGGAGGCCGGCAAGTCTGCGGTGCAAGCGGTGGAGATAGCGTGCCGGCGGGATTCCAACAGCGGCCCGCCCGTGGAAAGTCTCAATTTCCTTAGCCCCGGCCCGGTCAATCCTCCCGATGGCCGGTGAATGGCGAAAGCTGCCGGGGCACCCAATGGGGGCGGTATGACGCGCATCGCGTGTGCTTGCCTGTGGATCGCCTTGGGTGCGTGTGCGCTGGCGTGGTGGAACTTCACCCAGGCGCAGAACTCGCGCCAGATCGCTACAGAGGCCGTCGAGTTGGCAGGGCGCGCGGTCGAGACTGCGACGCTAGCCGGCGCGGTGGCTGATGCCGAGAACAAGGCGCGACTGTGGTGCAAGGCGCGCGGTCGGCCCATCGTAGGTTTTCAAATCCAGTACGCGGACGACAAGCCGGCCCGCGTTGCCGTTCTTTGCTCTCAGGAATTGCGAACATGACCGATATTCGCATCAAGGTAGGCGACCGTGAAATGACGGTAGCCGAGGCGCGCGACCTGTATGACGCGCTGCGGAAAGTTTTTGATCGGTCGCCGTCCTATGCGGCTAATCCGCCGGACCTTTTGCGGGCTTATGCCGCGGAAGAGCGAAAGGTTACGTCGAAGCCTTCGGCGTGGGAAAAGTTTGACCATCGCCCGCTTGGGTGGATTTTTTCATGACCATCCGTGAAACCCTGACCCGTATCCGAGACGACGCGCAGACCGCGCTTGACGCCCTTGAAGGCGCTGAAGCCCCCGCTACGGGCGGTCTAGACGACCCGCTTACCGCGCCGCTGACTGTGGACGGTCTGTGGGTGCCGCCGCTGCTTACGCGCCTGATCGCGGCCACGAAGAAGAAATACCCCGACGGCTACACCGATCCGCAGTCGCAGATTGACGGCTCGCGCCGCCGTGTGCCGGTGATCTGGCCGAAGGGCCTTGTCCTGCAACTGTGCCGCAAGCGTGATGACCTGACCGAAGATCAGGCGCATATGATCCAGTTCTGCAACCCGATTGCCTTTACGCAGACGTTGATCGACAGCGGCCACGACCTGAACTATCGCCCGCTGGATTTCCCCATGCTGGGCGGGTTCGTGGGCGTCCTTGCGAGCCTGTACGACCTCGACCTTCCCCGCCTTGAGCGCGACCTGCGCCGGTGGTTCTGGCTGCGCTGGGTGGTCGAAGTCGATGGCGATACGGGGGGCGTGTGAGATGTGGGAGGCGATTGGGGCGGCTGCCGTCGTCGGGATTCCGCTTGCCGGATGGGTTCTGAGCCTGCAAGGCCGACTGACCGCGCTGGAAACATGGCGCCAGGTCTACTCGGAGAACTTCGCCAAGTTTGAGGAACGCATCTTTCGCGCGCTTGAACGGATCGAGACGAAGGTAGATAGCAAGGCGGAACGCCAGTGATGCGTACCTCGCAACAGGGCCGCGACCGGATCAAGAAACACGAAGCCCTGCGGCTTGTTAGTTATCGAGACGCCGTGGGCGTGTGGACAATCGGATGGGGGAACACCGGCTCGGAGTACGCGCGCGAAGGCGTGCGGATCAGCAAGAGCAAGGCGCAGGCTTTGTTCGATGGGGACATTGCAGAAGCCGAGGCGATTGTCGACAAGGCCGTATCGGTCCCGCTTTCGCAGGAGCAATACGACGCGCTTGTCTCTTTTGTGTTCAACATCGGCCCCGGCAGCAAGCACAAGGACGGGTTTGTCCGCCTCAAGAACGGCAAGCCTTCCACGCTGCTTCGCCTGTTAAATGAAGGCAAGTACGAAGCCGCAGCGCAACAGTTCAACCGCTGGGTATATGGAGGCGGGCGGATTTTGGGCGGACTGGTAAAGCGACGTGCAGAAGAAACCGCGCTTTTCTTGGAAGGCACGACCTCGGAAGTCACGACGACAAGCGACACTGGCCCGGAGTCGGGCGTTATCGGAGAGAGCGCTCCGAAGGGGAATGAGGCCCCCGCCGCTGCGGCACTTGGCGGTGTGGCGGCTGTCGCTGCGCCGTTGCTTCAGGCCGCGTCTGGGGCCACCCCTGCGTTGGTGGCGACCATCTTCGCTGCGCTCGCGGCTGCTTACCTTATCTGGAAACTTACGAAGGAAGACGAATGAGCATCGCAGAACTTCGCCGCCGCCAGCTTGACGGCGAGGAGGCCCGCCAGTCTGGCGAAGACCCGGAAGCCGCGCGCAAGCGTTTGGAGGCCGAGGCCCGCCAGCGCGAGGAAGAGCGCCGCAAGAAAAAGAGCGAATCGCAGTCCTTTTGGTCCGAGATGATTGGCCGGTTCCTGTAGTCCAAATGACCGCAATCGTTGCCTTCCTGAGAACGATCCCGCTGGCCGTCTACATGGGCGCGGGGCTGTTCCTGTCGCTGGCGCTGAACCTACACCAGTACGGGAACGCGCAGGCTGCGGAGGCGGAATGTCGGGCCAAGCTAGCCGAGGCCCAGATTGCGGCCAAGGCGGAAGCCGACGCGGAGCAGGCCAAGCGGCAAAAGATCGTGGATCAGTCTGCGGTAGACGACAACTACCAAGACCGCGAAACGCTGGCCCAGATTGTAGCCGGCGTGCAGACCGCGACCAATCAACTCAAGAGGGCCGCGAATGCGAACCCTGTTCCTGCTGTGTGCCGTGTCAGCTCTGAGCGGGTGCGCGTGGTCAACGCCGCGCTTTCTGTACCCCGAACCGCTCGACCTGCGCTGTAGTGCGCTGTGCGAGACGCCGTGCGGGGACGTTGCGCCCTTGCCAGTTGCGGCGGATGGCACGGCTTCACCGGATGACGTGTTGGCGGCGCTAGTCCAGGCGGACGGCGAGCTAGACCGTTGCGAAGTGGCGCGGGCTTCCTGCGTCGCATGTCTTAACCGTGGCCGTGAGGCCGGAATCATCAAATAGAGGTCAACATGGCTACTACCACTGCTGAAGCAATCACGGGCGGCAAGCTGCCCGGCCTGTCCATTGAATCGCTGCGCATCGGCAATACCGTCCAGTATGCTGTTTCGGCTGCTGGCTCGACTAATGCCGACGCTACGCAGATCAACGCGGGCGTGTCGCGTGTCATCTGCACGACCGTTGGCGCTGGTCAGGGCGTTCGCCTTCCCGCCGCCAACCGTGGCGATCAAGTGCTTGTGGTGAACAACCAAGGCACTAACGCGCTTCTCGTCTACCCCGGCACCGGCAACCGCATGAACGCGGGCACCGTGACCACAGTTGGCGCGACTGTCGCCGTTAACTCGTCCCGCCTGTTTACCCGCGTGAACGACGCCAGCACGGAGTGGGTGGGCTGAGATGGCCTTCACGACCTGCCTTACCGCTGGCACGGGTGCCGCAGACGGGACCGCGCTGGATTTCTCCGGGGGTCGCCTGCCTATCGTGTTCCAGGTAGGCGGGGCCGCGCTGACCGCTTCGGACACGATCACGATCCAAACGCAGAACCTTGCGGCCAACTGGGTCCCGATTGGGACCCTGACCGCAACCTCGCAAAGACTTGTCGTACAGCCACCGGGGATTTTCCGCGCTTCTCGGACCGGCATTATCGCAACGTCCAGTGGCGCGGAATACGACGTAGCCCCCATTTCCTAAGGAGTCCCCCATGAGCATGTTTGACGCTGCCCCGATCCTTGGCCGCGCTGTTGGCGTGAATATCAACTCCGCCGCCACCGACTACCCCATCGTCATCCCGAACGGCGACCGCCGCTACCTGCCGAGCGTTCACATCTCGAACAACTCGGCCATTTCCACGGCCACTTGGACTTATGGCCTGTTTACCGGCCCCGGGGGCACCGGCCAGCTTGTTGCTGACGGCGCGAACCAGCGCGCGGGCCTGACCCCTGCCACCACGGGTTATGCGGTGACCACCCCGGCGATCACGACCACCTCCTCGATCCTGTATTTCCGCGTGGGTACGGCGCTGGGCTCGGCGGGCACGGTGGACGTGACCGTTACCGGCGTCCCGCTGGACTAACCCGTTCACAATCCGGCCTTGTTCACGCAACGTGGACAGGGCTGGAAAGTGAACAGGCGCAGCAAACTGGTGAAAAGACGTGAAGAGGAAACCGCCCGCTGCCGGTATAGGGAGAACCCCCGGCGTACCCAACAAACTGACCCGAGCGGCTAAGGAAGCGTTCGCGTTGGCTTTCGAGGGGGTGGGCGGGGTTGACGGTTTGATCGCATGGGCGCGTGAGAACCGGACCGACTTTTACAAGCTGTACGCCCGCCTGATCCCCACCGAGGTTAACGCCACGGTGGACGACAAGCGCACCCCTGACCAGATGACCCGGAATGAACTTGCCGAGCAAGTCGCCACGATCCTTGCCGGAGACGGACAAGGCAATCCTGGCGGAGTTTCTCGCCCGAACTGAGGCCGAATCCTCGTTTGTCCGGTTCAACGAGTATGTAGACCCCGAGCAGCCCCCGGCCCAGCATCACCGCATGCTGTGCGAAGCCCTACAGGACGTAGCGGAAGGGCGGCTGAAGAGGCTTATGGTTCTGATGCCCCCGGGCTCAGCTAAGTCCACCTACGCGACGGTACGTTTCCCCGCTTGGTATCTGGGTAGGAATCGCAAGCACGGCGTTATCACGGCGTCCTACAACGATGACCTCGCCGGGTCATTCGGCCGCAAGGTACGAAACCTTGTGGGGTCGGACAAGTACGCCGGGGTTTTCGATCTTGGCCTGTCAGCCGACAGCCGGGGCAGGGGCGAGTGGGAGACCGCAGACGGCGGGTTCTACTTCGCCGTAGGTGTGGGCGGTGGTGTGACTGGCCGCCGTGCTGACCTGATCGTGGCGGACGACCTGATTCGCGGTGTGCAGGACGCCGATAGCGAGACGGTGCGCAACAAGACCTGGGAATGGTGGTCTGCGGACCTTCGGACCCGCGGCAAGCCCGGCTATGCCCTCGTCCTAATTAACACCCGCTGGCATGAAGATGACATTTCGGGCCGCATCCTGCCCGAGGACTACGCGGGCGAATCGGGGTGGATCACCAGCCGAGACGGCGAGCGGTGGATGGTTATATGCCTGCCCGCTCAGGCTGGGGAGAATGATGCTCTAGGCCGCAAGCCTGGGGAATGGCTGTGGCCCGAGTGGTTCACCGAGGATCACTGGAGCCTGACCCGCAAGGTCACGCCAACCCGCCAGTGGTTCAGCCTGTACCAACAAACGCCCACCGCTGAGGACGGCGACTACTTCCGCCGCGAGTGGTTCAGGCGGTACGACACGGCTCCGCAAGGGCTGGTGACCTACCTCTCCTGCGACTTCGCCATCACCGAGGGCGGGGGCGACTACACCGAGATTGCAGTCTGGGGCGTGGACACGCAGCGGCGCATCTTCGCGCTTGATTGGTGGCACGGCCAGACCAACGCGCTGGACTGGTCCGAGCAGATCATCCGGCTCTGCAAGCTGCACAAGCCCGCCGCCCTGATCGGCGAGGGTGACAACATCCGCAAAGCCGTATTGCCCTTCCTGCGCCGCATGATGCAGGAGACGGGCGTGTATGTGATGGTCGAGGAATTGCCCGCCGGTGGCGCTGACAAGGCAGCCAAGGCGCGCAACTTCCAAGCGATCCAGCAAAACGGGCTGGTCTACTGGCCCCGCGTGGAGTGGGCCGAGCGAGTCATCTCGCAATGCGTGAAGTTCCCCGCAGGCAAGCATGACGACGCCGTGGATACCTGCGGTGTGTTCGGGCGGTACATCGACAAGGTGTGGCAGGCCCCTGCGCCTAAGGCCCCGCCCACGACCCTAGAGACAGCATGGAATGCCCCCATCGGGCTTCCGACCATTGATGAGTTTCGGAGACGGCTGGCTAGATGACTGACTACACAGACAACAGCCGGACCCTGCGGGAATACTGGCTAGGCCGGATCGAGGCCGAAGAGGACGCGCACAAGGACTACCGCAAGGTCGCCAAGGATGCGTTTCAAGCCTACCGGGACAAGGACCAGCGCGGCGACTTCCCGATCTTTTGGTCTACGATCCAGGTCACGAAGGCGGCGATCTACGCCCGCGAGCCGAAGCCGGACGTTCGCAAGCGCAACTCTACCGACCCCAAGAGCGCGGACAACATCGCCCAAGCTATCGAACGGGCGCTAACTTTCTACCAAGACACCGAAGACTTCCACCGTAGGCTTTCCCCTGCGGTGGAAGATTACTTGGTCGGCGGGCTTGGCATTGCCAAGGTCGAGCTGGTCACGGAGACGCAGGAAGCCCCTGTGATCGACCCGGTCACCCAAGAGCCGCTTGTGATCGACGGCAAGGAGGTCACGCAGGAGTTCATTTCCTCGCAGGCCGTGCGCGTCGTTCACTGGCCGTGGTGTCACTTCCGGTGGGAGCCTGCCGCGTCTTGGGAGAAGGTCACTTGGGTCAGCTTTGACCATGTAATGACCAAAGAGGAAATCAAGAAGCAGTTCGGCGTCACGGTCAAGGACAACGGCGAAAAGCAGCGGGACGAGGAGACCACGGCCCAGAAGTACGGGCCGACCTACATCGTCCACGAGATTTGGGACAAGGAGACCCGCCGCCGCATCTTCGTTAGCGAGTGCCACCCGAAAGAGCTTGAGGTCGACGCGGTTCCGCTGGAACTGGAAGGGTTCTGGCCATGCCCGCGCCCGATGCTGGCCGGTGTGGCCACGGACGACCTGTTGCCGTCGCCCGATTACACGAAGATCAAGAAGCAGTGCGAGTTTATCGACGACCTGTCGAAGCGGATTCGGACCCTCGCCAAGGGCATCCGTAACGTCGGCTTCTTTGACTCGTCTTTCTCCGAGCTTGGCGCTATCGAGAGCGCATCGGATACGGTCTATTTCCCCGTCCAAAACCTGATGAACCGGGTGGACGCTGCGAACAGCGGCGGGCGGGCGCTCGGTGGCGTGCTGATCGAGGTCGACAACACTCCGAAGGCTGGTGTTTTGCAGATCGTGATGCAGCAGCGCGAAACGGCCAAGGCGGAGCTTTTCGAGACCCTTGGCATCGCGGATATCGTGCGCGGCGCTACGCAGTCCGAGGAAACCGCCACGGCGCAGCAGATCAAGGGCCAGTGGGCGAACGTCCGCATCGGGCCGAAGATTCAGGAAGTCAATTACTTCATCCGCAATCTTCTGCGGATCGTGGCCGAGGTCATCACGGAACATCTGGACGACGAACAACTGGCCAAGGTGTCCGGCACGCAGTTGACGCCGGAAGAGTTGGAAGTCCTGCGGACGGATTCCCGTGTGTACGCGGTCGATATCGAGACCGATGCCACGCTCGCGCAGGACGAGCAGGCCGAGAAAGCGCAAAGGCTTGAGGCGCTAAAGGCGCTGACTGACTACATCATGGGGCTTGGCCCTGCGGTGCAGCAGGGCGCGATGCCGGGCGACGTTTTCAAGGAAATCATGCTGTTTGGCGTCAGCACCTACAAATACGGGCGGCAGTTGGTTGACATCATCCACCAATTCCCCGGCCAGCAGGAACAATTGCAGCAGGCACAGCAGCAGATTCAGCAGCTTACCCAGCAGGGCGAGCAGGCTCAGGCGCAGTTGCAGGAAGCGCAGGGCCAGTTGGCGAAGTTCAGCGAGGGCAAGGAACAGCGCGAAACGCTGGTCGCGCAGGCTGATGCACAGTTGAAGGGCGCGCAGGCTCAGAAGACGATGGTGGA